ATGACTAGCTTCAATTTTATTAATCTCAACTTGAGCCATATTCGCTTTATGTAATTCAGTTTTGAGTTCATGGTTTAGCTTAGCTTGTAAATCCTTGTCAGGTATTAACTTATTAACTATGTCGCTTACTGGACCTATTAATTTATCAATCATTTTTTATTTTTTTTAGTTTTTTTCTTTGGCGGTCTACCTACTTTAGATCCGTATGTTCCTTTTCCTTTTGGCATTATAGTTCCTATTTTGTTGTATATACCTTCAAAGGTTTCTTTTTTCCTTTGACGTATATTTTCTTGTGAAAAACACCATTCTGTGTTTTCTTAATTGTAGCCTCGCCAATAAGTATGTCAACTCCTGCTTCCTTAGTTGCTGACTCTAAACGTGCTGCTGTATTGACCGCATCGCCTATAGCAGAGTAGTCAAACCTTGTATCAGAACCCATATTACCTATAACCGCATAACCAGTATTTACACCTATACCTATCTCTATACCTAAGTTAGCTTCTGCCATACCTTTTCTTATATCTATTGCAGCTTGCACAGCTTTCTCTTCATGGTTATCTAAATCTAGTGGCGCGTTGAATATAAACATACCAGCATCTCCAATAAACTTGTCTGTCATACCGCCTAATTTTTGTACAGCATTGACTTGAACTGTTAAAGCTTTGTTCATAATCTCTGTTACTTCTTCTGGTTCTAAAGTTTCTGACAAACTTGTAAAGCCACGAACATCTGTAAACAAGAATGTGCAGTATCTTTTCTCCCCACCAAGTTTTAGCAAGTCTGGATTATCTTGTAATTCTTTAACTTGTCTTGGATCAAGATAATGCTCAAACTGTTTTTTAATTTGTTGGCGCAATTTATGTTGTTTTTTGTAACTTAAATAGAAGGCAATAGTAGAAATCAGAACCTGACATATAAAAGTCCATGTAAAATCCAATAAAACACCTTTAGAAACGCTGTAAGCTTCTAAGAAGCTCGTGGTGAAGAGCAAAATTATAACTAAGCTTACGCCCTTAACTATACTGAGATAATGGATTACAAGCCATGTCAACGACACAAAAATTCCGAAAATCACAATTTCAGCAGCTAAGGACCATTCTGGAATCCTTGGAGAGTTTTCTATAAGAATTGACTCAGATAATGCTGCTTGAATTTTGTGTGGTTCTAATAATCCAACTGGAGTTGCAATTTGTGGCATGATTCCTGGTGCTGTAATTCCAAGAAATACAAACTTACCTGCAACATTCATTTCTTGTAAATCAGTTTGTGGAGTATCTACCCAACTAATCCATTTACGACCAAGGTTATCTGTTTTGACTGGTGGTATTCCTCTAACTAATATTTCCTGTATACCATTATCATTCGTAGTGATAATGTAAGTTTTAGCTCCTGTTAATACTTTTAACACTTCTGTACCAAAAGAAGAAACATAACCATCTGGTGTTTTTAGTAGTAGAGGTATTCTCCTGACAAGATTATCAAGATCGGTGGGTGCAGCAGATATACCTTCTTGTATATAGTTAGTTCTAAGGTTGTGAGTATTCTGTACTACACCCTCGGAAAGCATACCACTAACATCAGGACCTTTGATGACAGTACCAACTGTTTTTGGGTATATTTGATTTGGGTATTCAAACGAAGCCAAAATAGATGTACCATGTAAGAAGGATTCTCTAAAAATCTTATCTCCACCAAATCTATCTGGATGCGGAAAGCTTACAACCCAACCCACACCTATAGCACCAGCATCCATAATTTCTTTATGTATTTCTCCTAGCCTTTGTCTAGGTATAGGCCAACCACCCTCTGTATCTATATCTTCTTCAGTTATGTTTAGTATTGTGAAGTGACCAGAAGGATCTTGCTTGGGTACAAGATAGTCAAATACTTTTAGCTTTAGTATCTCTGTTGGTGTTGACTGATATAACAAAGGCAACACTAGTATTATAAGTATGGTGAATAGTAGTCGCTTCATTAATTACTTTGAGTGATTTTGATAGTACCACCTGTACCACCATTTATTTTGATGATGTTAGATGTTCCGTCTTGTATAAAGATAACAGTATAGCTACCAGCAGAGTCTATATCTAATCTAGCTGTATCACTAACACTACGCATAAGCGTTAGGGTTTGTCCTGTTATAAAAGATGTTATTTGTGTGGATAAGTCTTGTCCTAACTGTGTACCAACTATATTGGTAGACGTGGCATCTTGTGCTAACTGATCCTCTTGTTGTATTTCTTGCAGCGCGTCTATGACATCTAGCAAGTCCTCTAGGAAGTTTACATCAAGGTAGTTTATATCTAACTCTGTAAACTCTAGTTCTTTTGTTGCGTCTAGGAAGTCCTCTTCCAAGAAGTCCTCATCTAAACCATCAAAGTCTAGTATGTTTTTCTTTTTGGTTTGTATAGACTCTTCTATAACCACTTCTTCTTTAGGTGGATTAACAATAAGCATATTGTCTATAAGTTCTAGTGATAGGTCTAAGATTACTGGCGAGCTAGGTGGTTTCTCAAAGACATCTACAGTTGTTGCCTGGTAGGGTTTGTTAAGGGTTACTGTACCCATGGCTGTGGTTACTAATATCTCGCCACTAGATATACCGAACTCATCTGGTAAAAGTATTAGCAATGATCTTCCAGTCTCGTCTACTGTAACTGTAAAGTCAGTCCCACGAATTGCTATGTTTGCTGTAGGTGTTTTAAGATCTATATTGTTTTTATCTATCTTATTTAGATTGCCAGTAATAAATCTAGCCGTACCAAGACCAAAGGTAATAGCCATTTTAGATTTACTGGGATTGGGGTCAAAAATATATTCATCAATAGTCAGCTGCGAGTTTTCTGTTAATTTAACTTTTGAATCATCTAAGAACGTAATAGCCATACGACCATTGGTAGTTATAGCTTCATCGTTCTGTTGGATGTCAAATTCTAGCTCGGCATTATAAGGCTTTTCCCTAAAAACACTAGCAGAACCTGTTAATTCAGATATGTTTCCTACGTCAACAGCTGGTTGAGACTCCGCCATCGTTTTGAACGACACAAACAGTGCCGTTAGACCCAGTAGAATTAATCTGTAACCAATCAGCAGCGAGAGTTGACGACTGGATGATATTGAATGTTCTGCTGTTTCCTGTTTGGTCAAGGTAGAAATATCCTCCTGCATAGCCACTTCCTGTAAAGTTTACGTTGTTGCTATCCCCATCTACATCAACATAGTTAGTAGCACCATCATAGTTTATATCAAAATCAAAAGTGTTGTTGTCTCCGTTAATAATCCAGTCGAGGTCAAGACCAGATGCTAAAGCTGTTGTGCCTGTATCTAATGTAAATGTATTAGAGTTACCAGTAACATCAACATTGTAGTTGGAGTTATCTATACCATAAGTATTATCTGGGTCGCCTTGTATAGTAAAGGTATTACTATCTCCATCAAACTCAAAGAATCCTGTTACGTTATCTCCGTAGATATCACCAAGAAATTTATTAGTATTACCTATTTGGTTTATGTCTAGTGTAAGGTTTATGCCATCAAGATCTAAAGGTGTTAGCGTTCCAGCAACAGAGTTTAGACCACCAATAATATTAGATGATCCTAGCTGTTCTAAATCTATGTTAGCTGTAGCACCA